TTCCCCATGGACCTAACAATTTAACCTTTATAGAATTTTGCCGTGTGCGAACCCGTTAGTGCAACGTTAGGGGTTCTGTCTGCAGGTGCAAGTGCTGCGGGTGCTATTGGTGCTCACCAAGATGCACAAGCCCGAGCTGCTGCTCAGAACCGCTCCATTGCTAATAAAGCTAATCAAAGAAATAGACAGTATGAACTGGAAACCCTCCAAGGGATTGCTGAATACAATGCTGCAAAAGTAGATGTCAAACGCAAACAAGAAGAGGTTGGTCTGGAGTTTTCACGAGCTGCTTCTGATGAACAGCTTAGAGAAGACGACGAAATCAATCAATATGTATTGCAAGACCAGGAATTAGCCCTCAAGTTGATGGCTGGTGCTGAAGTCGCTGAAGGTGGTCGCTCTCGCTCTAGAGGTAAAAACCTCCGACTTGCAATCGGTAGACAACGTGGAGCTAACGTCGCTAACCTTGCTCGCGGTCGTATTGCTTCTAAGATCCGACTTGATGATGCACGTCGTAGAGGCAGTGCACAACGTCAAAGCCTTTACTCTTCCGTAGCTAATCCATATCGTCCAGGTCCTGCACCTAGTCAAGATATTGAATTTGTCAAAGGTCCTTCACCGCTGGGTCTTGTCGCTGGAGTGGCAGGAGCTGCTGTACAAGGTGCTTCTACATATAACAACTTTGCACCTGATTCCAAACGTATCGGAGGACCTAAAGGAGGATGACATCATCTTATCAAGGATTAGCTGGCAACATTAGTAGTGGTGCAGATCCAACTCCTGAGTTTCTGCCTGCTCAACAGCAAGCTAATCAACAACTACAACGAAGTATTGATCGATTTAATCAATCGGTTAACGCTAATGATGCAGCTCGTATGGAAAATGCCAAACGGGCTGGTGACATTGCTAGAGCCCTTGGCGAGCTTTCTGCAACTGCAGCAAAGGTCCTTGGTGGTATCCAAGCTGATCGGATTAAAAAGTTTCAATCTGAGGGTCAAGCTCTTGCCGCTCTCAACATCACTAACCAAGAGGAGCTTTTAGCTGCTCAGGAAAAATACGAGGCTGAACAGAGAAGGACTCAAGATCAGTTGAACGCTGTTGCTGACAAAGCAGCAAAAGACGACAAGCCGTTTCATGTACTGAATGGCATCAAAAAACTGAATGCCTATCACCTGGACGAAATTCAAAAGATTCAGATTGCTGACCTTGCAACAGTAGTTGCCTCAGAATTTCCTCAGTACTACGAAGACCAAGGTGGTGCCAACATGTCACGTGCTGACCAGATGGCACTTCCTGGTCAGTTTCTAACTGATAACTACGACAGGTTTACAGGTTTTAATCCTGGCTTTATCACTAAATATGGTCTTCCTATTCTGAATAAGTTTAGGGATGAGCAGCGAGAAAAGATTGACTTCCAGTGGACTCAGACTACAAGTGCACAGACTGCTGACCGTGCTATCAACACATTGCTTGTAGATGGCAACATTGGTAATGCAGTTAATTCACTTGCTACCACTGTTGACTCTAAAGGCAAAGTACGTGGTCCTGCTGCAGCTTATAAGTATCTCGTAGAAACTGTCCTGCCTAAGGCTATCAAAGCAAACCTTGTCAGCGTCACTGACGTGCAAGAGATGTTTGCCAAAAGTGAAATGCCTGGCATGAATGGTAAGACCTATGCCGATCTAAAAAAGATCGACATGAATACGTTGATTGAGACGGCAGAGGCTGACATTAACGCTGACTTTAGTCGGAATCAGGCAGCAAGGAATAATGCCTTTATTGAAGAAGAAAATGAGTGGATGCAAACCACTGATCCTTCTACCCTGACTAACGATCAGATTGATGCACGGCAAAATCAATTCATTGCTGATTATGGCAAGCGCAGCACAAAGCTAGATCAATACAAGCTTCACTTGTCTGTTGATGCTGTCCAGCTTAAAGAAGCTGACAAAGCAGCTCAACGCCTGATTGAAAGCAACAGCTTGACATCTGAACGTCTTCTAAAAATGCCGTGGCAAATTCAGCAACGGTATGCAGCTGTTGCTGCAGCTACTGACAAAGTTGCTGGTGATAACTACAAAGTTCAGGAAGACGCAATTAAGGATGCTGTTGAGAAAAAAGCCAGTGTTACTCCTCTTGGTACGCGAGATCCCAGTGTTGGTGTAGTCACTTCTATTTATCAAGCTAAGTTCCACGAGAATCTTCGTCAACAGCTTGAAGCAGGTAACCCTAATGCACTTAATGATGCATTGAGCATCACTCTTCAAGAGTTCAATGCTTGGTCTGCTCCAGGAGCTGGAAACTTTAGCTCTAACGGTTACAACATCTTTGCTGACGCTGCTACTGCACAAAACCTGCAAGCCAATGCACGGGTAGAGCAAGAAAGAGTTAACAGCATTATTCGTACTTACGGCGTTCGTTCTTTGGATCAAGTGGGTCTAGTTAACTCCACTGTCCTGCGTAACGACGCTGCAAACTTTGGACAACGGGGATTTAAACATCATCCTCAGATCCAACGTATTAGCCGGATATTGCAAGTAGATCCGATTACAGCTACTAATAAAATGATAGAAGCTTACAACTTAGCTAACCAGGCGCAAGGTAATCCTATACCTTTGATTTCTTTGTCTCCTGCTGCTGAGGCTATTAGAGATGATCTTCCCCCACAAGCTAAGGCTAAGTTCCTTAGAAGTCAGGGACAGATGACTCCTAATGTATCTCTCCAGGTGATGTCACAGCTTCCTGGTGACTACCGTCCTGAGATGGTGCCTAGTGGTTATGGAGATATTGTCGGCAAAGCTGCCAAGCAATACGACATTCCTGCTGCCATTCTGGCTGGCTTGCTTGAGCAAGAAAGTGGTTATCTGCCTGAAGTAATCAACGGTCAACGTCTAAGCAGTGCTGGTGCAATGGGTATCGCTCAGTTCATGCCAGGTACTGCAGAACAAATGGGTGTTGATCCTTTCAAACCTGAGTCTGCTATTCCTGGAGCTGCTAAATATCTTCGTCACTTGATGGATAGTTATGGGTTTGATCTGCGTGAAGCAATCTATGCTTACAACGCTGGACCTGGAACAGTTCAACGCTACGGCGTAGGTGCTACTGAAGAAAACAAAAACTATTACCCTGGCATTATCAAAAAAGCTGCCAAGTATGGATATAAAGCTGCCTTCCGTGACCCGTCAATGATGCGTCCTGTCTTTCAATAACAACTAATGGCAAATGAATTTCTGGATGAGATTCTTAACGGTACGCCGGAGTTAGTAGAGGGAGCAATCGAAACTTTAAATGCACAAGATCTAGCTACTGCTGAGCAAACAAAAGTACTAGAAGGTGCAGATGAAGTTGAGGCTGCTAACGCTGTACAAACTTCTGAATCTCCACAAGATAGCGGTTCTACGGAACCTGCTCAACCCGTTGAAGAGGCAGGAAACTCAGGACTGCTGTCCGATCAATTCCTTGCTGAAGCAAACAAAAGCATTAAACATAGTCAAGAGGAGAAGTTAGCCATTCCTGCCGGTGTGGTTGACTTCGCTGTTGACTCTATTAACACAATTGGCAACATTGTTCTTCGTGATCCTGGAGTCACTATTGATGACTCTGGGAACTTTCACTATAAGCAAGGTGCCGTAAATATCCCGAAGCTTCCTAAGTTTGAAAGCAAAGTAGCACAAGCAACTCGTGAGATCTCCTCCGTTGTTGCTCCTAACATCTTTCTTGCTGGTAAAGCGCTTGGCAGTGCTAGAGCACTCAACGCTGCAAACATCAGCCGTCAAGGTCTTGGTTGGCAGCTTGGAAGTGACAAAGCTTTTCAGTGGTTTGCTTCTACTGGTCTTACTGCTGGTATTGGTGCTGGCGTTGACTATGTCTCCGAAGCCAGTACTGACGACAACCTAGCCGGTACTTTAAAGAAGAGTTGGCCTAGAACTTACAGCTGGATTTCTGACGATTGGGCTACGCTCGATTCCGACAGCCCTGACGTCAAGCGAAACAAGAACATCAACGAAGGCATCTTTGCTGGATTGTTCAGTGACTTCCTGCAAGGTGCAGCCAAGCTTTTCAAAGTAAGGCAAGGCATCAAAGAAGTTACTAAGTGGATTCCTGAAAATGAAAAGGCAAAGAATGCCAAGATTTGGACAGAGGATCCAGAAGACTTTCTTAGTGATGACCCTGTAGAGAACACTGTCCTTAGTTCTGCTAAACGCCGCACTGAGGCGCTTGATGAAACAGGTGCATACAACTATTCCATCTCTAATGGTGAGCTTAATGAGCCCTTATTCGGCCTTCACGAAGCCTACGATGCTGTTGAAAGCGGTACTAGGAGCACTGACCCCAAAGGTGTGGTTGGAGCCTCTGTAGACGCCGTACGGATCGACAAGAACATTGACACCGTCTACGGACGACTTGGCAGTGTAATGACTGAAGGTGCGATCAAGTTCTCCAATAAGGCTGGTGATGCAGGTCTTGCTGTCATTAAAGGTCTTAAGGAGACCCTAATTGAAGCTGGTGAGTACGGCTATCGCACTGATGGTGGTCGTTATATCTCTCACAAAGAGGTGATGGCTTCTGGCGACAAGATCGCTGCTGACCTGTTGGAGATGGATGTCTCCGAAATGAAGCGGATGCTTCGCAACCTGTCTGGCAAAGACATTGACACCGGACTTAGTGAGCTGAACTCTGAAGCCTATGCAGGTGTGATGAAAGCTATTGGTGAGTACACCAAAGAGTTTGCAAACATGGATCACTTCCGTGCTGCAGGCTACGTAGCTACTTCTACCGCTGGTCAGATCTCTGACATGGCTCAGGCGTCTCGCCTTGCCGACAGTGTGTCTGCTGTTAGCCGTGCACAAGAACAAGTGCTTGATCGCATTGAGTTCTTGATGCAAGTAAAAGGACAGACGTCTTATGTACGTGGTCGTTCTTTGAACATGCTTAATCTTTGGAAACGCAAGTTTGATCCGAAGAAAGCTAAAGAGGCTGTTCAGAACACTAAGAAAGACACCATTGACAAACTGAAGGAGATCTCTGAGGAAGCTTCAGACACCATCGCTACCCTGCGTGCTGTCAAAGAACAACGTCCAGAAATGCTTGGACCGTTGATGCTTGCTTATGACATCACTGATGGCAATGTCAGTTCTATGACCAAGCTGAATCAGTACGTCCGCAATACGACTGGTACTGTCAGCAAGATGTTCTTCGACAACAACCCAGATTTGGAGTCTGTTTGGCTTCAGGGTGTGTGGTCAAACATCTATAACTCTGTGCTTTCTTCTATCAGTACACCGTTGAAAGCTACGTTCAGCAACATCGCTCTAATGATCGAGCGTCCTATTGCTACGTATGCCGGTGCAATGCTGTCTGGTGACGGAGCTACCCTCCGTAAAGCGCATTATATGTATACCGTTGGTATTGGTGAGACCTTAGGTCGATCCTTTAACCACATGAGTCAGGTATTCAAGCGTGCATCTGCTGACCCTGCTTCGGTTGGCTACATCATGCGTGATGACATTGTTCGCAAGAATGATGACAAGATTGCTTTGCTAAATGCTTTTGCAGATGCTGCAGAAGAGCGTGGTGAATTAGCACCTAAAGCAATGATGGTGCAGGTTGAGGCCATGAATGACTTGGCAGAACATCCTCTGCTTCGTTTTAGTGCTAACGCTATGACAGCGTTTGACGGCTTTACTCGTTCTTTCATTGCCAACATTGAGGCTAGAGGTCGTGCCTACGACACTCTGATGAATGCTGGTGACAAGGTCACCCCTAAGCGTGTTCGAGCTATGGCTCGTAATACCTACGGTCAGATGTTTGATGAATCTGGAATGATCACAGATGAAGCTGTTGATTATGCCAGCCGTGAGATTGCAATGAACTTGGATGCTCCAGGTCTTCGCAGTCTTAACGGATTGATTGCACGGTATCCCATTGTCAAACCGTTCATGATGTTCCCTAAGACATCCATGAGCATGATTGCGTTTACCCGCAGCCATACTCCTTTGGGACTGTTTGTGCGTGACGTTGATACCTTTAGTACCCCCTATGCACGTCAAAGCAAAGAGAATGTCCGGTCTCTACTAGAGGCTCGTGGTGTTCCCTACAGCCCTGAGACTGCAGAAGCTGCCTACAACACTATTGCTGCTGAACTGAAGGGACGTCGTGCTATCGGCACGCTCTCTGTCCTTGGTGCTGGTGCCTTGTTCACTGGTGACCGCCTACGTGGCAATGGCCTGTATGACAAAGAGAAGCAGAAGGTACGTCGTGAAGCTGGTTGGCAGCCCCGTACGTACAAGGGTCTTGACGGTAAGTGGTACAGCTACGAAAACCTTGGTGCCATTAGCGATTGGCTGGCTTTCACAGCCGATGTCATGGACCACTTCGACACTCTTGACGAGCCGTCACTGGAACTGATGCTCAATAAGTCTGCTCATGTCCTTGCAGCAAACCTGACTAACAAATCATTCCTTGCTGGTCTTGAGCCTATGAACGACGTGCTGGCTGGTAACCCTGCTGCATTGTCACGCTGGGGTGCAAGCTTCCTTAGTGGTCTTGTTCCTGGTAGCGGTTTCCGTAATGAGTTTGCACGTCTTATGACACCGCAACTCAAAGAGATGGAGCAAGATTTCTTGCAACTTTTGGCTAACCGTAACCCGTTCTTTAAAGATCAACTGCCTGATGTCTACGATTGGATTGATGGTGGCAAGGTTGGTGAACCTACCAATTTCTTCCAAAGAGCTTGGAATACTTATTCACCATTCATGAAGCAGAGCGACAGCCTTAGCGAAGAAAAGCAGTTCTTGATTGACATTGAATTTGATGCTCGCCCGACCCTTAGTACTAATGGTAAGGGTGTTGAACTTACCCCTGAAATGCGTTCACAGGTTACAAACGAAATGGGTAAGAACGGTGGCTTTAAAAAGGCTATTCGTGAAGTCATGAATACACCTGAAGGTAGAGCCTTCCGTGAACAATGGAAAGAAGCAGCTCGTAGCGGTATTTATCCAAAGCTTGCTGACTATAAAAATGTCCACCGTATGCTTACACAACGACTCCGTGCTGAACAGAAGTACGCAATGTCTCGTGTTGAGCTAGCTCCTGAAATTGCTGAACTTGAGTTTACTAACAACCAAGTTGAAGAAGCAACTCGTTTGGGACAAATCGAACGTATTAGACAACTACAGAACAACTAATGGCTGAATCTCAATACACAGCTCCAGCCACTTACAACATTACTTTTCCTTCGTTGTCTCAAGCAGAGGTCAAGGTAAGTGTTAATGGAGCAGAACTTTCTACCAGTAACTACTCCATTTCTAACTACTCCGCCTCTGGCAGTGGTACTGTAACTATCTCTTCTACCGTTAATGACGGTGATATTGTCCGTATCTATCGTGACACGGCTATTACTACAGCTAAGGCGACTTTTGTTGCCGGAGCTTCAATTAAGGCTGAAGACCTTAATAACAACAACACACAGCTTCGTTACAAGCTTGAAGAAAAAGTAGATGCAAGTAACATTGCTTCTCAAGCTATTACTTCTGACGCCATTCGTAATGGCACCATTGTTGATGCTGACATCAACTCTGCTGCGGCTATTGCTGGTTCAAAGCTTGCTGTTGCGACTACATCTGCTGCAGGCTCTATGTCTGCATCTGATAAATCAAAACTTAATAGCATTGAGTCTGGAGCTACGGCTGACCAAACAGGGGCTGAAATTAAAAGCGCCTATGAAAGTCAATCCAATACTAACGCTTTTACTGACTCAGAAAAAAGTAAGTTATCTGGTATAGAAACTGGTGCAACGGCTGACCAGACTGGGTCTGAAATCAAATCAGCCTATGAATCTCAGTCGAATACTAATGCTTTTACTGATGCTGAAAAAAACAAGCTATCTGGTATAGAGACTGGTGCAACTGCTGACCAGACTGGTTCAGAAATCAAATCTCTGTATGAGGCTCAAAGCAACACCAATGCCTTTACGGATTCAGAAAAATCAAAACTAGCTAATCTTTCTTCGAGTGGTGTTACTGATGGTGATAAAGGTGACATCGTTGTTTCTCAAAGCGGAGCTGTCTTTACTATTGACAACGATGCTGTCACTGCAGCGAAACTTGCTGATACTTCAGTAACACCTGGGTCTTACACATTAGCTAGCATTACTGTTGACAATCAAGGTCGTATTACTGCTGCGTCATCTGGTACTGCTTCTGGCGGTGTTTCTGATGGAGATAAAGGTGATATTACTGTCTCAAACAGTGGTGCTACTTTTACTATCGACAATGATGTTGTCACAGCAGCCAAACTTGCCGATACCTCAGTAACCCCTGGTTCCTATACATCTGCAAACATCACTGTCGATGCTCAGGGTCGTATTACATCTGCTGCAAACGGCAGTGGCGGTGGCGGTGGCTCTGGTATTTCCGATGGGGATAAAGGTGACATCACTGTTTCTAACTCTGGTGGTACATGGACTATCGATAACGGTGTAGTCACCGTCGCAAAGCTGTCTACTACAGGTACTGCCAGTAGCAGCACTTATCTGCGTGGTGATGGCTCCTGGGCAACCGTCTCAGGCGGTGGTGGTGGCAGCATGAATGATCTTGCTGACGACTCCACACCCCAACTTGGTGGCAACCTTGATCTTGTTACCTACAGCGTTATTACAACCACTAACCGTGACATCAATCTTGACCCTCATGGTTCAGGTGTTGTCGTAGCCAAAGGCAACGCAACTAGAGGTTCTGGCACCATCAAGCTTAACTGTGAAAACAACTCTCACGGTGTAAGCATTAAAGGACCAGCACATTCTGCTGGCGCTAATTATACCCTTACGTTGCCTACCAGTGCAGGTAATAACAACGAAGTTCTTAAAACCAACGGCTCTGGTGTACTTAGCTGGACTACTCAGTCTGGCGGCGCAACCGTTGTTGACGGTGGCAACTTTGCCAACGGTTCATCCCTTGTATCTACATCTCAAACTATTGACGGAGGATCATTCTAATGCCTACCCCTTCTAGTCGTACACCTGTTCGCGTAGCTCGGGGTACGTATTCCAATCTTAATTCCTCTGTTTCTGACATTCAGGAAGGTGAGATTTGCTATGCAACTGATCAAAACAAACTGTATGTAAAGGAAGGCTCATCTCTTGAGTCAACTCAGGCTGATGTAGCTGCCAAGGCAAACATTGCATCTCCTACCTTTACAGGTACTCCTGCAGGTCCAACTGCTTCTGTCGGTACTAACACCACTCAACTCGCTACCACTGCATACGTGCAGGCTGAGGTTGGTCAAAGCATTCAGGCACACGACGCTGACACTGCAAAAACTGACGTAGCTCAAACTTTTACCAAAGCTCAACGCGGATCGGTTGTAACGCTTACCTCTGCATCCAGCATCACGATTGACTTTAGTTTGGGCAACAACTTTATTCTGACTACTGGTCACGGCACCATTGCTTTTGCTAACCCGACCACTGAAGTAGCAGGACAGTCTGGCTCTATTTTTATTGTTCAAGGCTCAACTACCTGTGCTGCTCCTTCCTGGGGTAACCAGTATCTTTTCCCTGGTGGTACTCCACCATCACTGACTGGAACTACTGGCAAAATTGCACGCATTGATTACGTTGTTCAGGAAGCTGGAAAAATTCATTGTGTAACTACTGATAACCTTGTAGCCACCTCGTAATCTATGCCAGTATTTAATAACATTCTTGCAGGTGCCGCCGGTCAAACTGGCGGCGATGCTGCTGCTGCAGGGACAAGGTCATTGCGTTTTAATGACGACGATAGCGCCTATTTAAATCGCACGCCTTCCTCTGCCTCTAATCGCAAAACCTGGACTTGGAGTGCTTGGGTAAAAAGATCAACGCTTGGTCTACACCAGTATTTATTTAGCGCAGGCTCTTCTAGCAATTACTTTGCTTTGTCATTTGATCAAAATGACAAGTTTCAAGTTGACTCATACGGATCGGGTGCCAACCCCTTTTATATGCACACTGGAGACATGGTCTTTAGGGACACTTCGGCGTGGTATCACTTGGTTGCAGTGCTGGACACAACAGAATCTACAGGCACAGATAGATTTAAATTATATGTAAATGGATCGCGAGTAACATTAACAGTCGGGACAAATGTTCCTCCTTCTAATGCCGATCAACTTGTAAACTCCACCACTGAGCACAGGATTGGCCGTATCAGTTACGGGAGTTATACTAACTATTTTAACGGATACCTAGCTGACGTCCATTTTATCGACGGTCAAGTCCTTGCTCCGACTAACTTCGGTGAATCTGATACTAATGGTGTTTGGCAACGTAAAACCTTTACCGGCTCTCATTCTACTGGTACTGTTTATAGCAGTTATGGCGCTACTACAAACGTCAATACCTCATACCCATGGACTTTGGCTTTTGATGGTAATGCAACTGGGTCTTATTCCAATGGTGCTGGTGCTGCAGATGGTGGTAACTGGGCAAGATGGACCCCTCCCGCTAACAGTATAAATATCGGTAGTGCACTGCGGATCAACACCGACAACGGCTCTACATCAGCAGTTAAAGTTAAAATTGGTAGTACAGTTCATCATCTAACCTCACTCAGTGATGGTTGGAATAATGTTTCTGGAACAGGTAATCTAGAGTATATAGAAATCTCTAACTCTGGTAGTACTTGGTCTTATTTATGTGCAGTTGAAGTTGACGGCACAGTGTTGACAGATGGTACTGGTGCGAATTCATTTGCCCTTGATTTTTCTGATAGCAGTAATGTAGGTAATGATTCAACTTCCAATCAAAACGACTTTACGGCAAACAACATCAGCACTTCAGCAGGTACAGGCAACGACGTTCTGTTTGACGCACCAACGAATGGCACGCAGTCAGACACTGGTGTGGGCGGAGAAGTTAGCGGGAACTATTGCACGTTGAATCCGCTAAATAAAAGCGATACAGCAACAATTTCAAATGGAAACTTGAGTATTGTTGATAATGTTGACAATGACCAAACCACAGGAACGATTGCCGTATCTTCTGGCAAGTTTTACTTTGAGACAACAATCACAACTTACAGTGGATCACAGCGAGACGGACTCGTTGGAATTTCAGAAGTTAATAACACTGATTTTGAGGAGTATGTTGGCAAAGGAGCTTATAGCTATGGAATTGGTATAGCGGAATATAATACATACATGCAAAAATATAATGGCAACACGGCAGTAAACACAGATTTGACGCCACCAGGCTTAGGAGATGTTGTTGGCGTTGCTTTTGACTTAGACAACGGAAAAATTTATTTCCACAAAAATGGAACTTACGCTAACAGCGGCAACCCAGCGAATGGAACCAATGCTGCGTACACAGGGCTTAGCGGCACGTTTGCTCCTGCGATTACATGCAGTGGTAGCACGGGTGGCACTGTTGGTCATGATTTGAACTTCGGCCAACGTGCATTTGCGTATAGCGCCCCAAGTGGCTTCAAAGCACTTTGCACAACGAACATCACGACCCCGACAATTGCCGATGGTTCAGATCATTTTGCTGCAATTAAGTATGCGGGTAATTCCGGCGATGGCGATTCGACTACACAGGATATAACCACTGGGTTTGAACCAGGGTTTGTTTGGATCAAGGATCTTGATGGAGGTAACTCACACCATTTGTTTGATACAATAAGAGGATCTGGCAAACGGTTGTTTTCTAACAACACAAATTCAGAAAGTACCGCAACTTCTACCCTCTCAAGTTTTGGTACTGACAAATTCACTCTTAATGGTAACAATGCAGTAAACGATACTGGGTCTGATTATATAAGTTGGTCTTGGAAAGCCGCATCATCAAACACCCAACTTAGTGTTGGCAGCTCGAATAGCGCATTCTACAATCAAAGCCAAAACTGGACAAACCTTTACACCACAAGCAGTGGTTCAATGCAAAATCCCGGTGGCTCGTTTGACGGAAGCACTTCTACTCAGTCTTACATTCTTAACGCCACTGCAACCTGGGAAGTTTCTACGGCTTTTACAGTAAACGATAAAGTTGAAATTTTCTTCAACAACAACTCTAACACTTCTTTTTATATTACTTCAGACGGCAGTAACTGGACTGAAATAACCGGCATAGGTGGTGCTACAGGGTGGCGTACTGTAATGAACAGTGGATCTTTTAAAGGATTTAGGACTACACAAAGCGATGCATCTAGTACATCAGCCAGCGTAAAGGCTGTGCGAATTGACGGCGTGCTTCTTGTAGACAGTGGTGTTTCTCTCTCAGGCTTAACTCAATACCCATCAAACGCTTCAACCGTTCGCGCTAATCAAGCTGCTGGGTTTTCGATTGTCAGTTACGTTGGTGATAACACTCTAGGTACGTCATACGGGCACGGGTTAAATGCGGTTCCTGCCATGATTATCGTAAAAAATCGCGATGCAGGTGAAAACTGGGCTGTTTATCACAAAAACCTTACAAGTGCTAATAAGTATTTATCCTTAAATGATACTGGTGCACAAGCGGGAAACACAGGTTGGTGGAATGACACCGCTCCCACAACTTCGTTGTTTTATACTGGCAATGCAGGTACAACAGCCGGTAACAATCAGGATCATATTGCCTACTGCTTCTCACCTGTCGAAGGCTATAGCGCGTTTGGTTCGTATGAAGGCAACGGGTCATCCGATGGTCCTTTTGTCTACACAGGTTTCCGTCCTCGCTGGATTATGTATAAGTGGGCTGACGGTGGTGGAGAGTGGGCTATTAGAGACACTGCCAGGTCTACTCACAATGTTTCCGATCAAGTTCTAACCGCTGATAGCAGTGGCGCTGAGCAAGAGAACGCTGTTTGGAACGTAGATATTTTGTCCAATGGCTTCAAGATTAGAACATCAAGTGCAGGCAGTAATTCCAGCTCCACGTTCATCTACGCCGCATTTGCTGAAAACCCGTTCGCCGCAAATGGTGGGCTTGCTCGTTAATTTTTTGAATAACTATGTTAAAACTTGATGGTAAGACCTTGCCCTATGACAAGGCATTTACACACGACGGAATGCAATATCCGTCTAATTGGCTTCGCCATGCTTCCCTAGAGGAAAAGCGAGCCATCGGAATTTCTGAGGTTCCAGATCCTCCGGCATTCGACGCACAGTTTTATCGTGGTGTCGATCGTCCTAAACCCCTTAACGACGAGCCTGTTCTCGACGAAGAGGGTAACGACACTGGTTCAGTCACGCCTGGTCTCAAAACTGTTTGGAAGCAACGACAAGAGATAGATGCTTCCAGGTTCCTTGAACCTTCCGATTGGCGTGTCATCAAAGCTGCAGAAGTTACTGCATACAGCGTTGAAGCTAATTGGCTTACATACCGTGCAGCAGTGCGTAGTGTATGTAATACACGTCAAGCTGAAATTGATGCTTGTAAGGATGTTCCTGCTCTTCAGGAGCTTCTTTTTGGTCCGACAATGATTACCCGTCGGAAAACTGACAGTGAAGGTAAAGGTCTTGTTGAACCCGACACAATTACTGTTGACGGTAAAGAAGAGACTAATCCTAAAGCTGGTCAACCTGTGATGGAGACCGTTGCAAATCCTGCCGTTGGTACGGCATGGCCTACCCCTATTGAATAATGATCACCCTTATCCGTCCAATTCTTTTTTCGTTTATCAATTCTGAAAAGGTCAAACGTCTGATTGTTGACCTGTTGACAAAACTGGCTGAACAAACTGACAACACTGTGGATGATGAAGCAGTGAAGTTCATCGAACGCGGACTGTTCGGTGGACCCGTGGCCTGATCCTCCTTCATTTCCTCCTCTAATGCTTCCAGAAGCTCCTGGAATGCCTGCGCCGGTCCTAGAAGTACCAAGGGCAAAGATACCTTCTTACAAGCCCCTTGTAGTCCCTCCTAGCGACCTGCGCCCGCCACCGGGGGTAAAGGGGGAAAACGAGGACAAGTCACCAGACAAATCAACCCCCAAAGCGAAAGAAGTTCAAATAGTTGACGTGCCATTTACGGACATAGAAGTCCCAATGCCGTCAACTGAAATAATGACTGCAGCAGGAACAACTGCTGTTATTTCTGTTGCAGCTACTCTTACTGCTACCTCTGTTTTTAAGTGGCTAGTCACAATAATGAAGCCCGTACTTAAACAAGCATGGAGCAAATTAACGAAGAAGAAAAACCAACAAAACCCTTCTTAAAAAAGGTAAAAGAACACGCGGAAAAGGATCTAGAAATCCTTGGTACTTTTGTTCGACTAGGTGTCGTTGTATGGAGTGGTTTTATCATCACTCTTAATTACGTTGACATCCCTATGATCAAAAAGGGTCAAAGTGGGGGCGACATAACCTTTGTTGCCTCTGTATTTACAGGCGCGTTAGCTACTTTTGGACTGAATACTTCCAACAACAAAAACGGAAACGGCAAACCTGTCAACTGTCCTATGCAAAAGAAAAAAGAGGATGCTTAAACTACTTTTCCTTATTCTTATCGCAGCTCCGGCTGCAGCTCAGCAAGTCACCCCTAACTTTACCCAGGGGTCCATGCAATCAACCACTACTACCACCATTGACATCGAACGAACTATCGAAACCGAGATCATGGGTGGTGATTACAAATCATGGTCCGGAACAAACGTAACCCCAAGCGGGGATATTTTGAGCGACTCCACAACTTATTCTGTAACCAACGCAGGCGAACAGTTTCAATTGGAGACTGTCGTTCGGGATGCGGGAGTCGTGGAATCCATCAGCATCGACGAGGTCATCGAGTCAACCTCTACCACTACCTCGCTGTCTGTCTTCTCTCAGTAAGCCCTGCGTTTGCTGCACCTGAAGATCCAACAGTTCAAAACAGCTCTAACCCCGTAGCAGCAGCAACGGGCAATGTGACGAATCAGGCGGTGCAATTCCAAAACAATGGAGCACCGTCTCGTCAATATTTTGCCAATAACGTTAGTTGCAACGGGGCTACGATGCAGCTCAGCCCGTTTTACATGGGTAACGACACTATCCCTAACGAATCTTCGGGATATGTCCGCAACAACAACTTTGGTATGCAGCTCAACTTCAGTGTGCCTCTTGACGGAAGCATGATTGAGCTGTGCAAAAGCATTGCTAAAAAACACGAACAGAAATTACGTCTTGACTACGAACTTGTTCGTGCTCTTAAGTGTACTGAAATCATGAAGGCTGGGTTTATGTTTAGACCTGGCAGTCGTGTTGAAGTTCTTTGTCATGACGTAATACCTATTGTAGCTAATGACAAAGAAAAAAGCGACGGAGGATCAGTTCAATGAACTGCATAACCTCGTCACCAAAGAGTTCCTAGCTCGCATTAAGTCGGGTGAAGCGACAACTCAAGACCTAAAAGCAGCGTGTGACTGGCTTAAAACTAACGACATCAGTGGTGTTGCCTATGACGGCAACCCCCTGTCAAAGCTTGCCAATGTCATGCCTGAAATAGACCCAGAAATGGTACAGAAGAGGCTTTATGGCAAAGCAACGCTTTAGCGGTCCTAAATACGCTAACGGGAACCATAAATCCCAACAAAAGGCATACAACAAAACAAATAAGGGTTTGAAACTGCGTGTAAACGCAAATCGACTACGCCGTCAACTGAAGATCCGCAAAGGCGATCCACGTGATGCTGCTCATTATTCAGGCAGCACTACTAAAGGACGACCTCAAGCGAGATCGAAAAACAGAGCTAGCCGTACTAAATGACCCCCTTACTTCCAACTCCTGATCACTATCTATACAACCTAATAACCATGACGTCTCCAGAAGCTAAGCGCCTTTGGAGGCGCAGCATCAAAGAACACTTCGGATGCACATGTGTTTATTGCGGAATAACTTATGAATTACATGAACTCACACTTGATCA